ACTATTGGTGCGCTTGCGGGAGCACTAGGACGCCCTGTAATAACCATACGTGCATGGATTAAAGAGGGCTACCTACCTGCTTCACCCTACAGACTTCCTACTAAAAAGGATGTAAATGGGGAAGACCATCTAGGCCGTAGGCTGTATTCACGGGCAATGGTCGAATCAGTAATCAAGTTATTTGAGTCGGCTGGACTGCTGTACGTAAAGCGTATAGAATGGTCCTTACACCGACAGCTCAGTAATGAGATTGCCGAGGCTTGGAGTAAAATCCGTGCTGATGAAACAACCTAAAAACAAAACTATGATAAAAAGGATATGCAAACATGGCAATAGACAAAACAGCAGAGTACGCAGTAGAGAACGACGAGTTCGCTAACTTGGATACTCCAATTACAGACCGCCCAGCTCAATCAACCAGCACAGCAATTCAAACTGGTTGGGGAGCAGCGTCAACTAACACTTCATCAGGAATGGAATTCCCTAAGGAATTTAAATTTGTTGATGGTGAATTTCAGATTGTAAAGTTCTTGGACGAAGAAGGTCCATTTGCAGTCTATAAGCAACACTTCCTATCTCAAGTAACAACAGGTCGCCGTTCTTATGTTTCTACAGGACATAATGACCCGTTGATTACTAAACTTGGCAGCAAGCCAGAAGAAAAGCGCGCATTTAGTATTGCTAACTTGAGCGCTGCTGGTGGACCACAACGCCAAATGTTAATCGCATCCCCACGACTATATAAGTCGCTACATGCCGCTCACTTCTCACCTCAAGGACCATTGACCAAGAACTATTGGGCAATTAGTCGTTCAGGTAAGATGGCTGCAACTGTTTATCACCTTAATGCTATTAAGCCTCGCGACCTTGCTGAGGACTGGGGCATTACTGATATTAATGCAATTGAAGCAGCAGTAGTAGCAATGAAGCCTTTTACACATGCAGATATTAAAGAGCACACTGTAGAAGAGCTTGAAGCAGTAGCAAACTCACTGCTTTAATAACTGGTTGTTGGAGGGTTAGTCTCATACCCTGGTTCTAACCCTCCAGCTTTAAACATGGGGAACACAATTTGAATATTATTACTACCAAAGAACAACTTGAAGAGATGGTTGAGTACTATCTCCAGCAAGACGCATTTGCTTTTGACGTGGAAACTGTTGGTGACCGTCGAGGCGTACCTGCTGTTAATGAGGTTCTATGGATTAGTCTTGCCACACACGGGCGTGGAGATGTAATACCAATGGGTCATCCAAATGGAGATTTTTTATTTGAAACTTTTCCATTAACAGGTCAAGGTGAAAAGAGAGCAGCAGAAGGTTTGCCACCACGGGAATTGGATTACTCACGAGATAAAAAGAAAGCTATTAAAACTTTTGGTCCAGCGCCAGAACAGTTATTTCCAGCAGAGGTATTTAAGGCGCTTAAACCATTAATGTTTAACGATAAGATTCTTAAGATAGGCCACAACCTAGTATTTGATTTAGGTTCAGTTACAAAATACTATGGAGAAACACCAATAGGGCCTTACTTTGACACCCTTATGGCTTCTTTTCTTTATAACAATAGAAACGCAGGTAAGTTAGGTCTTGATGACTGTTTACAAAGAGAATTTGGTTACTCAATGGTTAAGGGCATTGGGTATATGGTTGAGATTTACTCTTTTACTGAGGTTGCTAAGTATGCCTATCTTGACGCTAAGTATACATTCCTTCTATGGAAAGAGCTGGTTCCAAAGCTAGAAGCAGCAGACGTCACTACTGTTATGGATTTAGAGATGGACGTTCTTAAGGTCTTATGCGACATGAAATTAACAGGAGCACCAGTAGATAAAAATACTTTAGAGATGTTGCACGAAAAGCTTACTAAAGAGATTGAGGTAATTACCTCAGATATTTATCGCATTGCTGGTCAAGTATTTAATATGAATTCTAATCAAGAGAAGCAATACCTATTGTATGGTCCTGTAGAAGAGGGTTGTAGAGGTCTTAAGCCTGTTATGCGCACAGGTAAAGGGGAAAAGATATTTATTCAACAAGGTGGTGAGGCACTAACCTATAAGGAGTACTCAGTATCAGCCGAGTCTTTAGAGCCTTTTCGTGAGAAAGATGAATTGGTTGGCAAGCTTCTTGAGTATCAGGACCTTAATAAGTTAATGACTACCTATGTAATACCTTACCTAGGTGGAGAAATTACAAAGACTGTTAATGGAAAGTCTAAGACAGAAGAGAAAGAAAGCCTACTTATCAACGGCCGTATTTATGGAGACTTTGTTCAATGGGGCGCCGAGACTGGACGTTTTTCTAGTCGTAACCCTAACCTTCAAAACATTCCTGCCCCAGAAGACCCAGATAAAGTTCCAGAAGACAAACAGTATGGTCGCATGATTCGTAACGTCTTTACGGCCCCAAAAAACTATAAATTAGTTGTTGCCGATTACTCACAGATTGAGCCTCGCATTATTGCGGTAATGTCTAAAGACCCAATTATGATGCAAAACTATGTAGATGGTGGAGACATCTATACCACTGTAGGTGACACCATGGGAGTAAACCGCAAAGCAGGTAAGGCTTTGGTTCTAGCCATTGCATATGGTGTTGGCCCAGATAAAATTGCGCGCCAAATAGGATGTACTCCTCAAGAGGCTAAGAAACTACTTAAAGACTTCTCAGAGAAATTCCCTGCAGTAGACCTGTATCGTTCTAGGGTTATTGGTGTTGCTCGTAATAAAGGGTATGTAACAACTATCCTTAAGCGCAGGCGCTATCTTCCCGAAATTACCTCTAGAAACACGGCAGATAGGGCAAGCGCTGAACGTCAAGCTTTCAACACGCGCATTCAAGGTTCTGCTGCTGACATTATTAAACTTGCTATGATACGGGCACATAAGATGATTCCTAAAGAGGCTAAGCTTCTTTTAACCGTGCATGATGAACTTGTCACCATGGCTCCAGATAATCTTGTAGAGAAGACCAAAGAAGCCATTCGTGAGGCTATGGAAGGTATTAATTTACTTCCAATCCCTCTTATAGCTGATATTAAAATTGTTCAGAAATGGGGCGAAGCCAAGTGAGTTGGTTTAGTAAGTTTTTTAAAAAAGATATTGAGTATCAAACAATTCAGACTGACATACCAATGACTACAATCATGCGCTGGTATCTTTATGACACAGAGTTAGTAGAGCCAAATGAACTTGCAGAGGATATTGGGCTTAGTTTAGTAAGTGAAGAAGGAGATGTTAAAGAGAAAGAAGATAGCAATAATCGCATAAGCGAAATTCTTCATGTCATACCTTATTTAGAAACTATTTCTAACATAAGTGCCAACGTTCTTGTCTCTTTACACCTTAAAGAACTCGAGGAGAATAACCCAGGGGCTTTAGAAGAATTTGATGCAGAAATTTCTAACATGATTACGGTCTATAAAGCAGTAGCTTTATCTACTTTAATAGGTGCTTTCTCAATTGGAGCCGAACTTGACCTTTTTCATATAACAGGTATAACATCAGACATAGAAGTAGATATGGAGAAATACTTAAATGGCGAATAGTGCAGATTGGTTTGCTAAGAAGATGGGTGCACCAGCACCTCAACAACCTAATTACCAACAGCCTACACAACAGGCCCCTATGCAACATCAGACCCCAGCGCATGAATTGATGCAAGAACCACAGGTGCAATCAACTGCGCGTCCAGTTGCCTCAATAGAATCTTCAACATGCCCAGGTTGTGGAAGTAAAAATTACGGCAGGTCTCCAATGGCACCTGAGTCAAAAGCGCGTTGCTATGACTGTGGTTATCCATTGGTTCAATCAGGTAGTGGAATGGGTGCAGCGGGTCCACAAGCAACAGGTGGCCCAGCTATTCCAGCAAAACAAGTTGCCACAGGTGGATGGAATCCACAAGGAATCATTGGACACATTTAATGGCAATAACAGGAGATTTAGCAAAAGTATTTAGCGCTATCAATAAAAAAATGGGCGCAGATACTATTATTTTAGGTTCAGATATTAGAGAAGACATTTTAGATAGATTAACAACAGGTTCAGTTGCTGTTGATGTGGCTCTTGGCGGTGGATGGCCAATTAATCAATGGCATGAAATTATCGGTGAAGCTAGTAATGGCAAGACAGCACTAGCGCTTAAAACTATTGCAGCTAATCAAGCAAAGAACCCAGATTTTACAACCGTGTGGGTTGCTGCAGAACAATGGGTGCCTAAGTACGCAGAAATGTGTGGCGTAGACACTTCACGAGTCTATGTAGTATCAACTAATATAATGGAAGAAGCCTATGAAGCAGTCATTCAAATCGTGGAAAGCAAGGCTGTTGATTGTATCGTTGTTGATTCACTTCCTGCTCTGGTTCCAACATCAGAGAACGATAAAGAAATGGAAGAGTCAACGGTAGGACGTTCAGCCCTTTTAACTAATAAGTTCTTTCGTAAGGTGGGTTTAGCTTCTAAGCGCTCATTGACAGAATACGAAAGGCCATTTATCGGCATAATTATCAACCAATGGCGCTCAAAGATTGGCGTTATGTATGGAGACCCACGCACTACCCCAGGTGGATTAGGCAAGGACTATGCCTTCTTTTGCCGTATCGAGGTAAAGCGAGATGATTGGTTAGAAGAGGGTTCTGGTCAAGAAAAACGCCGTATTGGTCAGTCTATTAAGGTCCGTGTATTAAAGAATAAGTCAGCCCCACCATCTACTACAGCGGTAGTTGACTTCTATTTCTCAGGAGATTTAGCAGGTCAGTTTGATTTTGCTAAAGAGATACTATCTATTGGCATTGTCAATAAAGTGATTGTAAGAGCTGGTGCTTATTATCGGTATGCCGATAGACAATGGCAAGGCAGTGATGCTATGCTTATCTCAATACGGGAAGAGATTGACTTAAAAGAGGCCCTTGAACGGGACGTATTAGACTCCATTAAAGCTGGGTCTAAGTTTGCGTATGAAGAGTAAGGGTCAGAAAGAGTCTCAAAAGCACGAGGCACGATTAGCAAAAGTATTTGATGGTAAGCGCACAGCAGCCAGCGGAGCCTTTTGGAATCGTAAAGGTGATGTTCGTTCCAGTGATTATTTAATTGAACACAAGTGGACGGGCAAAGCTTCCTTTACCGTTAAAGCAGCGGTTTTGGAAAAGATTGTTAAAGAAGCGATTCTTGATAGTCGGACACCTGTCCTCGGTTTCAGTTTAAATAATGAAAATTACGTTATGTTGACTGAAGATGATTTTCTTGAACTGCTCCATACTCTTCAGGAGCATACATGTACGACGATGTCGGACACAAAGAAGGCTGGCGATATGACGCCAAATGCCAAGGAATGGACACCGAACTTTGGTATCCACCAAGAGACAAATCTAAATATAGAGCTATAGCAGAGGTATCTAAAGCTGTCTGTTACGGCAAAGACGGTTTACCAGAATGTCCAGTGCGTAAAGAGTGTTTATTGTACGCAGAGTCTATGGATGAACAGCACGGTATATGGGGCGGCATGAGCCACCGTGAGCGTAACGCGCTTAAACGTAAAGCTAGTAAAGCTGGCAAAACACTTGAGGAATGGGTAACTATCCACAATTCATGATAGGTTACTCCTATGACAATTAAGCCCAACGGAGCATTAAAGAAATTTGTAGATATAGGTAAGAAAAATACTAGAGTTCTTGGCTCTGTAGAACGCCACTTATTAT